CATCAAAATTTATCTTGGCGGATTTTCATCCCGATAATATACCAGCATGAAACCGTCTCTTGGACAACACGATCTATCAGCGATCAAGTTCGAGTTCGTTACATGTCAGCAAGTGCAAACCAAGAAGCCATGAACCACAAAGAACTTTTGTATGGTGAAGACTTTTGCAATCATGCGGTGATCGTTCATGAGGGAGCGTTTGACGTTTGGCGAACAGGCAAAGGAGCGGTTGCAACTTGCGGAACTGGATTCACAAGAAGCCAAGTTTTGAAACTGTCGAACTATCCTATTCGTGTTATATGTTTTGACAACGAGCCAGAAGCACAACAAAGAGCCGATGAACTTTGTTCATTGCTGGAACCGTTTCAGGGTGAAACGTACAACGTCCAGTTGAGTTCGAAAGATGCTTCCGAAGCTCCAGCAAATGAAATCAAAGAACTTCGGGGGTTTTTGAAATGAAAGGAATTTGGATACCAGCAGAGATTTGGAGTTTGATGATCGGCGGAAAAATATCTGTTCGAGAAGTTCAGTTGTTATCGATGATCAAGAATTTAGAAGATTCTGAAAAGAATTGTTTTGCATCAAATGATTACTTTGCTAAAGTGTTAGGGGTTCGCAAAAATTACATCTCACGAATGATTGCGAATCTTAAATCCAATGGGTTCATCGAACAAGTGAAGTTCGATGGGAGAAGACGGCAGATGAAAACCCTAATCGTGCCGGATGGTGATAGAACCTTAACCATCAATCAAAAACCAGAGTATCATCAAGAGGGTGAATCAGACTATCACAAGTTGTGCAATGCAGAGTTTCACGACAGTGATACCCTCGTTCTCCCTCCGGGAGAACTAAATAAAAAAGTGTATACGGCGACTTCTGGATTTGGATTTTTCCAAGATGAAATCCCAAACGATTGTGATCCATTCGATTTTGAATGTTGTGAAAAATTACAAAAAGCAGTTCCACCCAAAAAACGAAAACAGTCTATTCCAAAAACTTGGCCTGATCAATTTCGTTTGATTCGTGAACAAGATCAAATTGAAAAAGATGAAATCCAAAAGGTTCTGAATTGGTATCTCAAAAATTGGAAAGACAAATGGACTCCCAAATGTTACACGGCCAAAGCATTTCGTGAGAAGTTTCAAAGAATCAAAGATGCGATTAAACGAAAAGAACCAAATCAAAAACTAGAAATTGAAATCTCACCAGAAGCCGAATCAATCACAAATCGACTTCTCTCCAAAAACTGGAAAGCCAATCAAAACGATAATCTTTCAGGATGCGTCCAAATGAGTTTGGATCATTACGAGGGATTCAGACAACAACTCAATCAAGCGTTGAGCCATGTCAACTCTCAAGATGTTTCGGATCGTTCGGAGAAGCTAAAGAACAATCGTTTCAAAGCTCTCTTGAATCATGTGATTCAATCACTACCACAAACAAATCATTTTGTGGAGCAATGGTTTGAATCCGTTTGGAATCGTCTCAATAATTGGGATGGCTGGAACGGTCGATTGGAGTCTTTCATTTTCAAAGTTGACTCACAACAATTCCAAAATCAGTTGGCTCAAATATTTGAACAATACGGAAGATCAAGCACGGAACTCGAAGAGTTCATGAAGAGGGTGAACACGAATGAAAGTTACCAAACGTAATGGGAACAAAGAACGAAAAATTCTAATCGGGATGATTGTTGATTCTCAAGTTCTTGGAAGGATCGCTTCCAAATGGGAATCCAATCTTTTCAAATCCACTTGGGGAAATATTGTCGGTCAGTGGTGTGTTGATTTTTACCTTGAATATGAATCCGCTCCAAAGCATGAGATTGAATCTCTGTTCGAATCATGGGTTTCAAAAACTCACGATGAAGAATCTGTTGAACTGATCGACAAATTTCTCTCCGGCTTGTCCGAAGAATATGAAGCACAAGCAGAAGCATCGAATTCAAATTACATCATTGATTTGGCTTCTGAGTATTTCAACAAAGTCAAACTTCGTTCTCTCAGCGAATCAATCAAAGGTGACTTGATTGAAGGTGAAGTTCAATCCGCTCTGGATCGTGTGAACACCTACGGACAAATTGAGATGGGAACCGGAGCCGGTGTTGATGTTCTATCCGATCAAGAAGCAATCAAAGAAGCATTCGAAGAACAACAGGAATCGATTGTTGAGTATGGTGGTGATCTTGGGAAGTTCTTCAAAGGAGCTTTTCAACGTGATGCGTTCATTGCTTTCATGGGGCCGGAGAAGCGTGGAAAAACTTGGTGGCTGATTGACGTTGCATGGCGTGCTATGTCCCAACGTCGAAGAGTTGCATTCTTTGAAGTTGGTGATATGAGTCAGAATCAAATCATGAGACGATTCATGACAAGAGCAATTCGAAAACCGTTGAAGCCTCAAGCGTATGATTACCCAACTTTCATCGAAAGAGAAGAGGGAGTTCCGGTTGCTCTGGTTGATCATGATCATCGAAAGCAAGAGAAATCATTGGGTTGGCAATCCGCTTTCAAAGCATGTCAGAAAGTGATGAAGTCAAAAATCAAATCGGAAGAATCAATGCTCCGGTTGTCTTGCCATCCAAACTCATCGTTGACAGTTTCAGGAATGAAATCAATTCTTCAGGCATGGGAAAGAGACGGTTGGATTCCTGATGTGATCGTTGTGGATTACGCCGACATTCTTGCACCACCCAACGGAATCAAAGATACACGAGATCAAATCAACGCAACATGGAAACAGCTTCGAGCGTTGAGCCAAAGCCAGCATTGTTTGCTGGTGACTGCAACTCAAGCCGATGCGAATTCTTACAACACAAACACAATTGGAAGATCAAACTTCAGCGAAGACAAACGCAAGTTGGCACATGTCACTGGATTGGTTGGACTCAACGCAACTCCGGAAGAAAAAGAAAACGGAGTGACTCGATTGAATTGGATTGTGCTTCGTGAATCCGCATTCTCTGAACACCAATGTGTTCACGTTGCCGGTTGTCTGGCTGTTGGAAATCCAGCCATCAAAAGCACTTTCTAATTGTTTGTTTATTCCGGCAAAAAATGCAGAAAGACTAATTGATTTACTCTTATCTGTCGATTATAATAATAGAGTAAGAAATCAATTCTCAAACACGAAAGCAAAAACAAATGTTACACGAAACAAAAAAACGAGTTTACGAAGTTAAAACTATTGACGGGAATTTTCGCTTTTTTGCAGACGATAAAGAACTTGCGGAAGATCATGTCTGGACAATGTCAAGCTTCCCAAACTTCAAAGCAACTTCAAAAGTTAAATTCATCGGATGGGCTTTTGAAAGTGACAACCTAGACAAAATGTTCATGTCGGTCTAAGAATTAAACATTACTTCAAACACTTCAAACACTTCAAACACGAAAGAGAGAAATCAAATGTCATACGGCGAATGGAAAACACGAGGAAAAACTTGGGCACATCTAGAAGTTGACAGTGCGTGGAATTGGACTTTCGACAAATGGTCAAGGAGAAATCATTTTGATGCAGATGAAAAAGCAAATCGATCATTTCGTTCTCTGGAACTAAAATGGAACAAGTTCAATCTTTGGGATATCGAATCTATCAATTGGGAATCGAATCCAACAGTGGCAAAATTCATTGCTTATCAAGCTGGAGTCAAAGGTCGGATCATTGTTCGAATTGAAAACGGTTGCCATGAAGAATGGTTTGCATTCGATAGAGTTCACTATCATTCATCAACCGATGATTTTGCTCAGAGACGATTGAAACGTCATCGAGATGCTTTCAAGTTTCTCAAGATCGAACCAACTGAAGAGAACAATCCAGAACTGGATTTGAAGAATGAGTTGGAACGATTGTTCAAGGCTTACGAAAATTCACCGGTGAGTAATTTCAAACCAACCATCTGGCACTCTTGGGTTGAAGCAAAGAATGCCGCTCAATCTAAAAAAGAAGAGGATGTGTTGGTGCTGAAAGGTCATCCAATTTGGTAACACTTGAAAACCTAAGCAAGTTTCAAAACTGCTT